TTTACAAATAGAAAATGCATACACTTTGAAGGAAAGCAGGTTTTATGATCTTACTTTAAAAAATTCCGGTGGCTCTGTGATTTACAAGGACAAAGTTTTTTGCACAGATCAAACAGTCGATCAAAGCGCAAACAATTATTATTCAGTTAATGATTCTGTTTATACCACAGACACAACATACGATGACGATTACATTTTACTATGAAAGATATTTCGATTGTAAACTTAAATAGTTACACAACTCCAAAGGTAATTGAATACCGAAACAAAGAATGGATTTCCTATGGAGAGGAAAACGATTATTTTCAGCACTTGATTGATCGTTACAACGGAAGCCCAACAAACAACGCAATAATTAACGGCCTTTCTGATATGATCTATGGCGATGGATTAGATTCAACAGATTCGTCAAGAAAGCCGGAGGAATATGCCAAGGCACTTTCTCTTTTCACAAAAGACTGTGTGAGAAAACTTGTTTATGATCTTAAATTGATGGGGCAATGTTCAATGCAGCTTATTTATTCAAAGGATAGAAAAACAATTGCAAAGGTTGAGCATTTTCCGATAGAAACATTAAGGGCAGAAAAAAGCAATGATGATGGAGAAGTCGAAGCTTATTATTATCATCCAGATTGGTCAAAGGTAAAACCAAACGACAGCCCAAAAAGAATACCGGCTTTTGGTACTTCAAAAGAAAACATTGAAGTTTTGGTTGTAAAGCCTTATCGTGCTGGATTTTATTACTTCTCTCCTGTTGATTATCAAGGTGGACTTCAATATTCAGAACTTGAAGAAGAAATTGCAAACTACCATATCAACAACATTCAAAATGGATTAGCACCTTCAATGCTCATAAACTTTAACAATGGAATTCCAAGTGACGAGGAAAGGGAAATGATCGAGCAAAGAATCTACAAGAAGTACTCAGGAACTTCTAATTCTGGAAAATTTATACTTGCATTTAACGATAGTGCTGATCAAGCTGCAAACTTACAAACTGTTGAATTATCAGAAGCGCACGCACAATATGAGTTCCTTTCAAACGAAGCATCAAGAAAAATACTTGTAAGTCATAGGATCGTCTCTCCGATGCTTTTTGGCATAAAGGATCAGACTGGCCTAGGTAATAACGCAGACGAGCTTAAAACAGCTTCTATTTTGACTGACAACGTTGTGGTAAGACCATTCCAAAGATTATTGATTGATGCGTTTGATCAAGTCTTGGCTTTCAACGGAATTTCAATTAACCTTTATTTCAAAACATTACAACCACTTGAGTTTGTTGATGTTGATAATATTGCAGACAAAGAAACAAGAGAAGAAGAAACTGGAGTAAAAGAAAATCTTACAGCTTTATCATTGTACGAAGCAGAAGATTGGTTGGAACACTTAAAAGATGTTGGCGAAGATGACTTTGACGAAGAAGAATACGAATTGATAGATTCTGAAATTGTTGATGATGAGGAACCGGAAGATTTTGATGTTGAAGAATATCTGAATGGGATAAAATTATCTGCAAATCAAAAGTCAAAAATTGATGACAAGTTCTACAAGGTGCGTTATAAGTATGTGAAAGGAACAAAAAGAAGCCCAAAGAGTGACAGTAGATTGTTTTGTTCAAAAATGCTGAGAATAGGCAAGTTGTACCGAAAGGAAGATATTATCAGAATGGAAAAAGATGGTGTCAATAAAAGCCACGGACACAAAGGGGAAGCTTACTCAATATTTAAGTACAAAGGTGGTGTAAATTGTCATCATAGATGGGAAAGAAGAATATACAAGAAAAGAAAAAAAGTTGATGGATCACCTTATGGTGGAAGCCCATTGACTGGAACAAAGTTTGTGAACGTAAATCAAGCTGTGCGAGAAGGATTTAAACTTCCGAAACAACCTACTGAAGTTTCAGTTGCACCGGTTGATATGCCGGATCAAGGACATCACCCAAATTGGAGACCATAATGGCAACAGCATTATTTATTAAAAGATCGGACTTAGTTAAGAACTCAATTATTGATGGCAACGTTGATACTGATGATTTCATTCATTACATAAAGATTGCTCAAGAGATTCACATTCAGAACTTTCTTGGAACAAAGCTTTATAACAAGATTTCAGCAGACATAATTGCAAGCAGTTTATCGGGAGCATATCAAACTTTGATTAATAATTACGTTCAGGATATGTTGATTTTTTATGCAATGGTTGAGTATCTTCCATTTACGGCTTACAAGATCAAAAATGGTGGAATATTCAAGCATACAAGCGAATCGGGGGAGGTTCCTTCAAAGAGTGAAATTGATTATCTTGTGAACAAATATCGAGATAAAGCTGAATATTATACAAGAAGGATGATCGATTACGTTACATTTAATATAAGCAGTTTTCCGGAATACAACACAAACAACAACGAAGATGTTTATCCGGACAAAGATAGCTTGTTTCAAGGTTGGGTTTTATGACATATATACCGAAAGATAAAAATATACAGAAACTAAAAAAATATTTAGAGTATGCCAAGTCCAATAAGCAATTGGTACGGAAACAACACAATAAGTTGGGGAAGTAGCTATTCAGAAAGTTACTGGGGAAATGCAAATGAAGCAAATTCGTGGGGTATTATTTATCCTGCAATTGCCGGTGGTTCTTCCTTGACAGTAGATACAAGCATAATTAAAGCAGACAGCACAAGAATAACAGTTGATCAAACAGAAATTTAAATAAAATGGCAAAACAAGTAATTGGAGTTGGAGCAGAAGCCAACGATGGAAATGGCGATAACCTAAGAAATGCTTTCATCAAAGTCAATGATAATTTTACAGAACTTTATGATGATGATGCAGGTGACGTAAGCAGTATAATTGCAGGAACAGGAGTAAGCGTAGATCAAGGAACCGGAAATGTAACAGTTACAAATTCTGCGCCTGATCAAACTGTGGCCTTAACTGGAGGAACAGGTATCAGTACAAGCGGAACATATCCAAGTTTTACAATCACAAATGACTCTCCCAATGCTACACACACAGGAGATGTTACAGGTGCAACAGCACTAACAATTGCAAATGATGCAGTTGATGGGGATAAAATTGCCGATGATTCAATAGATAGCGAACATTATGTTGATGGCTCAATTGATACTGCACACATTGCTGATGATGCTGTAACCGCAGATAAGTTGGCAAATTCAATTAATACGGAGATTGCTGCTAATACAGCAAAAACAGGAATTACCTCAACTCAAGCATCAGCTATCACAGCTAACACAGCTAAGACATCCAACGCAACCCATACTGGTGATGTAACCGGAGCAACTGCATTAACAATCGCAAGTCAAGCTGTAACAACTGCAAAAATAGCAGACAACAATATTACGTATCCAAAACTTTCAGGAACATTTACTTCTAAAACCACAATCACAACTTTAGATGGAAGTGTTACTTTTGACTGTGATGCATCTTCACTATTTCAGCTTTCGGGGGACTTAATGGGAACATTTACAATAGTACTTGATGGATATACAGTAGGTCAGGTAATCACAATTTTTCCAATTAAGGGAAGTGAAACTGTAAATTTATCTGCTCAAGGTGCAGGAACAAATGTTTTCAATAAGATCGGCGGAGATTACAATGATGATGGTTCAACAAGCAACGTGCTTCAAATAGAATGCGTAGATGCTTCTGCAGTAAGTCCAGTTTTCTTTTATTCAGTTGCTGAATTTACAGAAGCTTCATCTGATATATAGATTATGGGATTAAACAAAAGAATTTTACAGTTTGGATCTGCAACCCCTGACCCAGTTGATATAAGTGTTCGAGCCTTGATTATTGGAGGAGGTGGCGGAGGTGGTACACCGGGCGAAGCCGGTTCACACCCATACTTGTCTAGAGGTGGGGGCGGAGGTGGTGCCGGAGAGTTTTTAGATCGAGCATCACAAACAATAACAACACAGTCAAATTATACGATAACCGTTGGCGCAGGCGGAAACAAAGGTTCAAATGGAAGTGCTTCAAACTTTTCAAGTGCTGGTGCCCAAGCTTCTACTTTTAATTACAACTGCCGAGGGGGTGGACGTGGTGCAGGAGCAGGAGGTGCTTTAACTGGAGGATCAGGTGGTGGTGGAGCATCACTTTACAGAACGTCAGGAGCAGGAGCAACAAGAGATGAAGCTGCTTTTGGATCAAGAGCAAACTCAGGAGGTAATGGAAATGTTCCGCCATCCGGTGGGCCATATAACTACAAAGGTGGTGGAGGTGGAGGTGCAGGCTCTGCGGGAGTTAGTGCTAATTCAGGAGCCGGTGGAAGTGGTTATGCTTCTACTGTAACAGGATCATCTGTAACGTATGCCGGTGGTGGTGGTGCTGGAGCAGTTTCAGGAAGTGGTGGAAGCCCCGGAATAGGTGGATCAGGCGGTGGTGGTAACGGATCAAATTGCTGTGGTACTGGTGGTACAGGAGCAGCAAACACAGGAAGTGGTGCAGGTGGTGCAGGATCAGCAAGTTTCTCTCAGGGAGGTACCGGAGGGTCAGGAGTTGTGATTTTAAAATACCCTGATACACACTTTATTACAGTTGATGCAAATTTGACAAGCAGTACAACAACCATTAGTGGTGGATTTAAAGTAACCACATTCACAGCAGGAACAGGAACAATAATTTTCGGATAAAATAATATGGCACATTACGCTTTTTTAGATAAAAACAATATTGTTGTAGAAGTAATCGTTGGAG